TGATTCCAATGCAAAAGAACATTGCCCCCAGTAGCATAGCAACCGCCCGCGTCATCCGGGTTTGCGGCTTTCTTTTTATGTACACCGTGCGCAGTAAATCCGACGGCAAAATTGCGGGTTAGCCTAGCGCAAAGTGGATCACCATTGCCGCATTGGGCGCAACCGAAGTTGTCAAGATACTCCGCCGGACACCGCACAACCTTAACCTCGTCAACCGTTACCGATTTACGACCGCCCCAGAAATCCGCCGCAACCGTGCAAACCGTCGGGACTTTCATCCGGACATATTTTGCCGCCATTGCCGCAGTTTTTGCCGAGTAGTTTATAACAGTCTTGCCCGCTTGCAATTTCTTGATCCAATGGATTGGCGAAAAATGCGAGTAAGTAAACGCTTGCCCCTTAGTTGGGACCGCATCAACAACCGCATCAAGATAAACGTGGTCTATTTTAGTCGCGCCACAACCCGACGGGTTTAGCTCGCAAGTTGCCGGGCAGGTTCCAAAGTTGTCTTTAGTGCCCGCCCTATAAGTAACCGCAACACCTTTTGTCTTTTGCGCCCGGCTTATTTCTACAGTCTTTAACATGGTTGCCCCCATTATTTAATATAAGATAATATAGAATAATATAGAGCATAAAAAAACCCGGCGTCAACCGGGTTAATTTAATTATTTTTTACGTCTTCGTTTTGGCGGCTCGTAGGTTAGTTCTTCGCCATATAATATTTTATAAATCCAACCGACTAAAAACATTACCAATCCCCCCCAAATATCTTTTTAAATACCTCGTCGAGAATTTTATCCATTTCTTCACGGCTCATTATATAATCCCTTTTTGACGTGCTACCCGTATTTTTTCCTGTATACTGGATTCTGGCGGCGTTATTTGAAAAATATCCACAACGTTTAGCCCGTGGTAATCAGAACCGTTGTCTTTTGCAAAATCACGTCTTGCTACTTCACTAGCTTCAACAACGTTTTCCGCGTCAATTACAAAGGTTTGGGACACAACGCCCTCCACTACTATTTCATAAGTCTTTTTCATTACCAACTCCCCGTATATTCTACGTCACGCCAGAAACCATCATCACGTTGTAACCAAGCCGACGCATCCCGCAAGGTTTTTGCAGTCTCAGCAACCTGCTCGGGTTCTTTCCAGTGATCGTCAATTTCAGGGCGGTAGTTTGCATCAGGCAATCGCCCTTGCTCCACGGCTTCCGCAATCTCCAATAGTTGGTTTGGATCAAGCGGAAATGCGTCACCGCCTTCACCATCAGAGTAATTCTGCTCAATAAAGTTGTGCAGTGCCCAATGTTTACGCCATTGGCCAAGGTCGAGCCGCAAGCTTACGACCTCGTAACCATCAGTTTTCTGCCGTTGATGCTTACCGTCGTGGGTCGGGGTGAACTTATGCCCCTGTAAGTACATATCTAGTCCCATGTTTTTTTCTCCATAGTTAAGTTAAGTTAACTATGCGATCCTATGCGATTATATAGGACATATCAACCCCAGTATTTTTTCCCAGTCAAAGTCCCCCTCTTCAAAGTAAACCGGCTCGACCGCCAAACCTTCAAACCTCAAGTCCATAGCGTCACTTGCAGGGTATAAGTAGATACGTTGCGGCAGGGTTTTTGTCTTAACTTTACGGACTAGAACCCAAGCACTGCCATGAGCATGGTTAGTAAGCCAAGCCACTTGATGAGGGCGTAGCTCGACCGCGTTGCCGCCGCTCGCCTTTAGTTCGATGAAGTGAAACAAACCTTTTTCGTCACACAACAAAACATCCGGCACTCCGGGCATCGCCCACGTTTCTAGTCTAGTGGATTTTAGCTTTCGGCTGCTCTTCTCTATCCCCGTCTTCATCATCCGCCACAAGTCGGCTTCTCGCTTTGTCGCGGTTTTGGGGATTGTCCTGTCCTTCGGGAGTAATGTCGATAGTGATCGGGGCATAGCTTTGTTTGATTTCCTTTAGGGCGTTCAAGACTTCATCTTTACTCATAGAGTCGATGCTTCCATGTCTTACTTCGCTTTTGCTTACATAAATATCGCCTTGTGCTTGCCCCCGTCGATATTCGGCTTGGACGGCGGCTGAATAGGCACCGTTAGTTAAAGCCATGTCTCTTATAACCTGTAGGTCTTTAATATGACGTTGATAGTGAACCCCATACTTTTCGTCGAGTTCGGCACGATAGGATTGGATTGCGTTAACAACGTGCGGACTAATGTGAGGATTGGTTAGCTCATAAGCACGAGTATGGGCGGAGCCCGCCGGGTAGCCAGCTTCGATAGCGGCTTCTCTCATAGTTATCTGCCCGTCTTTAGAAACCAGTTCTTTTACAAACAGTTCTTGCCGACGGGTCAAAGGCTGTTCTCTACTTGCCCGGGGCCTGCCAACCTTTTTCTTTATGACAGGTGCAATTGACTTTGCGGTAGTCTTTCTTGAGGCCATAAGTGTTCTCCAGTTATTTTCAGATACATTGGAGTAAAAAGCCCGCTTTGTATATATACAGCAAAATATATTTTTATAATAAAAAAACTTTCAGGCCCTTTAAGGCACTTCCGCCTCTTTGCCCCCAGAAAGGTTACATAAACCCCTTTTGGCCACATTTTTGTTTTTCTCTTATGTAACCAGATAACCCTATATACATAAACGATATTTTGCCTAAAGTTACACGGTTACACCAGTTACGCCTATTTTTACTAAAAAACTTTTTTTCTAATTTATATCTCTATATACATAGAACGGCGTATTAACTGTGCCCAAAAGCAAAAAGGCCCGCGATCCGTGAACCGCGGGCTATGGTTATTGCCTTCTCATGCAACACGCCGTTTATGGGGGTTGTAATAGCCAAGTAATTCCAAAGCGTCCTTCTGGTCCCCAGCATAGAAGCCACCGCCTGTCTCTCCAGTAACTTGGTTTGGATGGTCTTCTTCTAGAGCTATCCAATAAGAGTTTTCTTCAATGCCAGTAACATCATAGCCATCTAGTTCTACGCTAAATACCTCGTCTAATGATCTGATGTATTTCCATGTGAATTTCATGTTTTCCTCCATAGTATGTCAAATAGCGTAGGGCTTGCCCGCCCTAATCGAAAAGGCTCATCCCCTTCGATAACTTATATTAACATATAATCCCATACATGTAAAGAGTTAACTTTTTAGAAAGTTAAGGTCCGCGAGCCTTGATTGTCTATTCGACGCCTTTGTCCCATGGGGTTTTAGCTAGTGATATTGGTTTATGGTTACGTTGTCGGTCGGATTGCGACTGCGCCATTTTCAATCTGGCCTGTTGCGTTCTCTTTTTCCCTAGTTGGTTGCGGGGAAATTTACCGATAGTTTGCGCAGCGAAAGCATCGAATTGTTTTACGCTGGTCATACCTTTAGTCTTCGTCATCTTCGTCCTCGTCTAATATGCCGTCTCCGTTGCACCATTCACATATGGCCCAACGGGTATCGACGTATCCCACGTCACGGGCGCAGTTGTGCGTTCTAAAAATTTCTTGCTCAACCTCGCCCGTTCCGCCGCATTCTTCACAGTGTCTCATGTACCTGTTTTTTCGCCCCTCATCCATTTTATATCTTGTAGCAAGGATAGTTTTTCTTTGGTGGCTTTTTCAAGTGCCATTGTTAGCCTTGATATTTCGGTGCGTTGTTTTGAATTTTTACTCTTTAGGGTAATAATTTCGGCGGCATCCGTTTTTTGTTCGAGTGTCCATTTTGCCATTATATTTTCGTACCTCTCTCTCTTAGGTTTTTTACAAAGTTGTTTAGGTTTTGCCTTGCGACAAACAAATCGTTTTCGACGGAGGTAGGGGCATCACGCCTGTACCTCTCGCCTTGATGTTTATCCACTTGTTGCTTTAGGAACTGTAACTGTGATGCTTGGACCGTGGTTAAATCACTGTCCCCCATCAGAACAGTAGGAACATAATAACAGCGACGACGGCAACAATTGTTGCAATGGCTATTAAATGTGGGGAATATTTTTTCCACATGGCTTCGGGTTCGTCCCAACCGAATACGCTTAACCCTTCGGAAATTCGTGCCTCGGCAAGGAAGTCATCACCATATGGAACTTTTAAGGTATCTTGCTCCTTCAACCGGTTTATCCATTCCGGAGAATTTTCTTCCCATCGTTTAAACTGCGCTTCCACCCAGTTTTCCACTTCTTTTTCATCCCAACGGTTCACGAGCCGTGGTCCGCGGGAGCTTGGGCTCGGAACTTTGTCCGGTGCCGGGAAGTCTTCGCTTTTTACTTTATTATATATAGTTGATCTCGAAAGTTTAGTTATTTCACAAACTCTGTAGATGTCGATTAAGGCCATGTCGTTCTCCTAAACTGTTGTGGGTTTTTCTTTTCGGCGCACTTCCCATAAAATACAGGATTTGCCCCATTGCGTTATGCCCCGATTGCCGCTGTCTTTGACGCGCCTTTCGTTTGATAATTCAGACAAACGCGGTTGAACGGATACATACGGGCGTTCTAGCATTCTTGCCACTTGCTCAGTGCTAAGTGGTTTAGTTGCTTTTAGCAGCAATTTATAAACCTGTTCCCGTAAGGTAACCTTCTTACCTTGGCTATCGTCAGCGGCGGCACGACTTGTGTCCCTGTTCTGATAACCTACGCCTTCTTCAGTATATCCCATACCGTCTTCCTCTTTCAGTTAAAACGTGAGAGAAGTATACGACAGTATGGGATTAAGTCAAGACTTACTCTTAGGTTCCCATGTATCAACTTCGGCGTACCATTTGCCGGTCTTGCTTTCACAAACCTGCACGTTAATCCAATCGCCGGTTTGGCCCGCGAGCCATGTAGCGAGTTCTTCGCGTTTTATGCTCATGTTGCATTTTACCCAGTCGGGAGCATTATCGTTTGGTTTCTTAGCCATGAGACCGTTAACGAATATTTTCTGTGATTGTTCCATGTGTTCTCCTTTAAAAAAAGCCCCTAGCAGGGGGCAACCGAGCTAGAGGCTTAATTATCTTATCTACAGAGTTTGAGGCATGACCCTCAAGAGTAGTTATAAAGGCCCCGTATGCGATATGCAACACTTAATCGCATACATCTTTGGGGTATTCAGCATTTTTTATTTGATCGCTGATTGTTAAATTACATATGCCGCAGAACCTGACTAAAATGTCTTCAGTCTTTTCAGTTGTTTTTAGCGCCTGATCGCACTTTGGGCAGCGGTTTTTCATCAATCTTTTGTGAAATATGCCCGCTCCCTGTACCATCATCTGCTAATCCTTTTGTAGAATCCCTGTACCAATCGAACACGAGCCGAAGTTGGCCGCCGATTGTGCGTCCTTCGCTTTTTGACAGTTCTTTGATCTCTTCATAAACTTCCCGAGGGACGAGAATGCTTTTCCAACGTGTAGTATCCATTTTTATCTCCGATGCGCCTGCGCACATCTAAGATAATATAGGAGAATATACAAGAATGCAAGAAAAAACCCTTTTGTCGTTGTAGTATCATTCCTAGCCGGACAAAAGGGCAGTTGTTGCCGAGAGTGGTCGAGCAACCTATTTAGCTTCAC